CCGGACAGTACCAGGCGAAAGCCTATATCTTTCAGCTCCTGCGCATCGATGCCAACATCAGGCATTGTGGGGATAGCTTTGTTGATGGCGGTATGAATCACGACGTCGTGCAGATCCCCGTCAAGCCGCGCACGAAGTGCTTTCAGGTCGCTAATTAACTCGGCGTGGTTGTTTCGCCAGCTCACCATATGGACGGTGACGTCACCCAATTCGATGCTGTGGGGCTTACGGCCGCAGACGATCTGTACGCCAATCGACTTTAGCGCCGCAGCGGCGTTAGCGCTGTAGACAGAGTCGTTCGTTTCGAGGTCATGGTTGCCAGCCAGCATCGCAACGCTGAGCCCCAGATCTTTGACGATCCACTCATAGGCATCGGAGACGTAGTTGAGTACGGTAGGGGATACGGTTCCGCGGACGTGGAATGTGTCGCCGGCCACCAGCATGTGGGTGCAGCCCGCTTTTTTCATAGCGATGGCCGCTTCTTTTGTAGCCTCCAACTGAATAGCCAGCCGAGAGTTGAGACCATCTGCATCGGTCGTCGAGAATGAATCCCATTTGTGGTAATGGGGATCGGAGATCACCCCATATGGCAACGTCATGTGTATTTCCTTTGTGGTTATTTTGATATAGATTCTAAGCATATAAAACAGGCCAACAACCAAGTAAACACGGCACATTAGAAAATCTACAGGCTGGATATTATGGCAAAATAGATAAGTAAGTACATACCTATCATTATAAATTAGAGCGAGTCACTTGAGTAAGATCTAAGCTACTAGCATGGCCTTGCTGTGAGCTCGACTCCATAAGTACAAGGTGAAAATGCATGATGATTTATGTGAGAGGAGTCTGCTATGAGTGAGGAGCAAATCTCATCGAAAGATTGGATTTCACCTTCGATTCAGTTATCCGAGAACCACATGAATTAAAATATATAATGTTCCGTTACAACCTATTGATTTTGCATTGGCCGCTAGTAGAAGGCCATTTCTGGTCAGCTATAAGGGAAAAGTATGCTGGAAAGTACTCCTGTACCCATAAGTCGACATCGGCCAGTCACGAGGAAATGGATATCATCAGCCAGGAAAGACTAAATTTAAAAGCCCACGTTAGCGTTGGCTTTTTGATCCAAACCCCGTAACGACAAAAGTTGTAAATTATAAAATTGCTGAGACAACATCGGACAAGTATATTCTCCTACAGCAGCCGGGCGGGTGCGCCGGTAAAAAATCTCATCAAGGTTATCCTCCATGAACGTTATGTATTATTCGATCGCAGGGGCTATCGCTTTTGTGACCATTTTAACGGCCCTAATTGTTAACGCGAAAAAACTGAAAACAGCTAGGGCTGATTCTGCCGATAAGGCAGCACAATTGGCGCGTTATGCCGCCATTATTGATGCCGAAGATGAAGCGGCGCGCATCGTGGCTCAAGCGAAGACGGAAGCAGCCAACATCATTTCGGTAAGCGAAACAGATGCGAAGTTTGTTAGAGACTTAGCCAATGCGGTCTTAGGGGATGCCCGAACGGCTGCTGAAAAACTCAGTAATGAGACTCAGCAAACCGTTGCCAAGCAGCTCGCAGAAAAAGATGAAATTGAACAACAGATCCAAACTTTGCGCGCTTCTTACGCCGATAAGAAAATCACGTATGACGAACTGGAGTCTGCGCTCTCTATCTACAAAGAGGATATGGATTTTGCAGAAATGGGCTTCTACGCGCCACATTTCGATTTCGATACATCGGAACTTTTCCAGGCATCTATCCGTAACAATCGACAACAGCAGAAAGATTTGCTTCGTAACAAGACCACTTTTGGGGCCATCTACTGCACCACAGAATGGACGGTAAGTGGTTCAAAGGCCGAAGGGAATAAAATGACAACGCGAGGTATCAACCTGACGGCTAGAGCCTTTAACAGTGAATGCGATGCAGCCATTGCCAACGTAACATTCAAAAACATCAACACCATGGAATCGCGCATTTACAAAGCTTTTGATGTATTGAATAAACTCAATGAAGTTAACCAAATCTACATTAATCATGCCTTCTTGGATCTTAAGCTGACCGAGCTGCGTTTAACTTATGAATACCGAGCCAAAAAGCAGGAAGAAAAAGAAGAACAACGTGAAATCCGCGCCCAGATGGCCGAGGAACGCAAAGCCCAGTTAGAGATTGAGCGCGCTATTCGTGAAGCTGAAGAAGAAGAACGCCGCGCCCAGAAGGCCCTAGATAAAGCTCGGAAAGAAATGAATGAAAAACTGGCGAAAATGACCGCCGCTCAGGCCGAAAAGTATCAGGAGAAAATCGATTCCTTGCAAGAAGCGCTTACCGAAGCTGAGTTGAAAGGATTAAAAGCACTTAGCATGGCGCAACAGACCAAGCGGGGCCACGTTTACGTTATTTCCAACATCGGCTCTTTTGGTGAAAATGTCTTTAAGATTGGTATGACACGCCGCCTTGATCCTCAAGACCGAGTCGACGAGCTGGGCAGTGCATCTGTGCCGTTCCTGTTTGATGTTCATGCTATGATCTTCAGTGAAGATGCTCCGGCATTGGAATATGCCCTACACCAACATTTCGCTGAAAACCGCACTAATCTGATCAACAGACGTAAAGAATTCTTTAACGTTAGTTTGGAAGACATCAAAGCAGCCGTGTTTGATGTGGCAGGTGATGATGTGGACTTCATTGAGACGGCAACCGCACAGCACTATCATGAAACAGTGGCAATGCGAAAACAAAAAGCTGATGCCCTTACGATGCCCGTAAAAGTTGAGAAACAGCCACGTTTTGCAGAAGCTCTCTAATCCCCGGAACGACAAAACCGCCTTTTTGGTGGTTTTGTCGATTTTCATAGCTTTTAGAAGGTACGCCTAGAGCTGTCGATTTAGAGAGTTCGTACTTAATGGCTAACTTGCTGGTATCTGCAATGTCGGCTCATTGAACAGAACAAACAAGCTTTGGTGTGAGAGTTCCTAGCTCGAATTCATGCATTAGAAAGGGCATATCAGCTAGAGTAATCTCTCTTGAGTAAAAATCGTCCATATATCTCCCCCTTGGCTTCTCAGATGCATTCTAAGCTACGCTATTTTGTATTCGCGTAAAGACCCCTTTTTTCGTTTAGGGTTCGTCAGAGAGCTTCTGACGCGCATTTACGATGCTAAACACTTCTGCTTTTGGCCGAGGGTCGACTAAATCGAGTTCTTCTTCGCTGTGATACTCGATATCAAAGTCCCGTTTGATGTGTCTGATGTAAATCGCAGTGAGCAGGCTGTCTTCTTTCAGGAAGTGGCCATAGGATCTGCGGATCACTTCACCAACTTTTTCGATCTTCTCTCCGCCCATACAGAGGTGATTGAATCGACTGTGCTTTCTCAGCATCTCATCAACTGGCCCAGAGTAAACCTTATCCACGACACCGAATCGAAGGATCTTCGCAGTATCAGCTTCAACCAGGCAGATAATCTTCCCCTCGGTCAATCTGTCACGCCAGGTAACGCCTGAACGCATAGTGTTGAAGTAGGGGGTATCCAGACCGATGATCGGTTTTCGAAATGCCAGCAGCGGTACGTATCTGGCACAGCTGTTCAGGTGGAAGTTAACGCCGGCGTCACGCAACTTGAGTCGGGTCTCGTTGATGTTGCACTTCGAGGCTATGCCACACAGGCTGCAGAGAACCTTCTCGTTGCTCAGTGTGGAGTTTGATTCTATGGTGTAGGTTCCGTCTTCCAGACGGCGTACCCAACGTGTGCGTTTTAAGTCCATGTTCTCGTTTTAGTGATTGTTGACCGGAACCACGATAGCTTACTAGGCACACCTGTAATCGCAAATGCCTGTTTTACTTATCCACTTATCCACTGGTTAGATCCCAATAATAAGATCCCTATACAGATCCCTATATAGATCCAAAGAGATCCCCGATCGCCGCAGGCCGCGCCACGCCTGGGCTAAGGACCGATCCGTGTATGCTGTCAGCGGTAAACGATATGCTGTCAGCGGTACGGTATATGCTGCCAACGGTTTTGTGTATGCTATCAGCGGTAATTGACGTATGCTGTCAGCGGTTAGAACCAAAAGGTATCCACATGTCCACAAAAAAGAAAAAAGAGAGTGAAATCAAAGAAATACCTGAAGATAACGAAATTCTTGAGGAAGATGCTCTCAATTTGTACACAGGTGACTTAGTTCCTAACAGCAACAACACGGTGCAGCCAATCGCTTTAATGCGTCTTGGCCTCTTCGTGCCGACACTCAAAGGAACGAAGAATAGCTCTCGCAACAAGTCCAACATGATCGACGCATCCAGGGAGCTTGTCCAGCTTGAAGTCGCGCGGTCAGAGGGTTATTCAAACATTAAAATCACCGGTCCGCGGCTGGATATGGATCATGACTTCAAAACCTGGGTTGGTGTTGTTCGCTCTCTGGCTGAATACGGCGAGCCAACAGGGCGCGTAGAGCTGAGCATCACGAAGTTCGCCAAGTTCTGCGGCTACCCGTCCTCGCAGATCCGCAAGACCCTGCGAGACCGCCTGACAAACAGCCTGCTCAAGATCATGCGCACGACGTTGTCGTTCCAGCGCACTCATGAAGAGAAGAACGTCGACGACACCAACAAGATATCCCTGTTGATGGTTCACCTCATAAACAGCGTTGATTACAACGAGAAGAAAGACTCCATTGTCTTTTATGCTGAACCTAAGCTGTCTGAGCTCTATCGCTTTGACCACAAAGTTCTGCTGCAGTTGAAGGTCATCAACAAGCTCCCGCGCAAAGAGACGGCACAGGCGCTGTATACTTTCATCGAAAGTCTTCCTCCTAAGCCGGCACCGGTATCTCTTGCCCGGCTGCGCGCCAGGCTCAATCTGAGCACGCGCAACGTCAGCTCGCAAAACCAGACTATCAGGAACGGATTGAAGTCACTGCAAGAGCTGGGCTATCTCGAATATAGCGAGGTTAAGCGTGGCCGTTCTGTCTACATCCAGATCCACAGTCGTAACCCAAAACTGAAAGTCACATCGAGCAAACCCGAGAAGCCAGAGGCGCCTAAGCAGGCAGAAGAAGCGAAGGGTGAAATTGATGCGAAACAGAACCTCAAAAACAAAATTTCTGAGCTGTCGCAGAACCTGACGCCAGAGAATATCAAGCTGATCGAGATACTCACCAATAGCCTCAAGTTGCTTTGATACGCTGTCAGCGGTTCAACATATGCTGTCAGCGGTTCTTTTGTCTCAATGTATGCTGTCAGCGGTAAAAAGTATGCTGTCAGCGGTACATTTCCACTATCTGCGGTCTTTATAAATCGACATGGCTAACGTCTAAGAGCAACTGTTGCCCTATGAATGTATGCTGTCAGCGGTGAAAGATATGCTGTCAGCGGTAAAACGTATGCTGTGAACGGTACAAGGTATGCTGCCAGCGGTAATTCACTGGCAACGTATGCTGTGAGCGGTAATTCAGCACTGAATTAGATATCCTGAAAACGGGCGACGCAGTCGTTGATTTGCGCCAGGCCCGTGTAGATAACAATATGGCTTCCCCAGTGGTCACTAACCTGCTAACCCGCATGAATGCTAGGTTAGTGGTTACTAACAAATGTTATTCCGTCACACTTAAAACGCGCTGCAGAAACATCGGTTAGTGAATCTGCTTGAGCAAACCCCAAAGCGTTTGTGCTTTCGATGTGAGTTTCCCGGTTTCAGGATCAAACATGCGCCATTCCCGACGCTGGTGGATGATGTAACCGTCTTCACGTTCCAGACGCTCCAGCATGTCCGGTTTTCTGAAGCCTTTCGCTCTCCAGTAGCCGCTTGTTTTCTCAATCTCAAGACCAGTCATTGTGAGAGCCATTAACCAACCTCCTTACATCCGTCGAAAAAGAAACTTTGGTTTTTGCTATGAACGCCGTAGACGTCGTGGGATTTGTTGTAGATAAGCTTGTCCTCGCCAACGCCAACCAGTTTACCGTTGCGTTTAGCCAGATATGGAGATGAGAGAACCTCATCGCCGCGGACGACATAGAACTGATCTCCGCTATCAACGACCAGCGCGCCGAAGTCAGCTTTAGTAGGTCTGCTGATTTGATCATTTTTCACCTGCGATACGGTCATATCGCATTGGTAAATTCGGGTATCCGCCAGCAGAGAGAAGGATAGGGCGGCCAGCAGTAGCGTTATTTTTCTCATACCACTATCTCTGTGTAGACCTGTGCTGTAGAGGTGACGACCAGCACCAGTGCGAGCATGTTCACAGTGGTTCCGTTGACAGGAGACAGAGCTTTCTTGAGTGTCCCGATCATCAGGCAGTCCAACATAAACAGTATTGAAAAGATGAGTAACAGGATATCTATGTATATCTTCATAATAGGTAAATACTAACTTATCTATTTTGAGCTGTAAATGGCTCCGGAAGAGCGCTAAGGCCTGGAACTCCCTAAAGATGGCCAGTCCAGAGCCATTCACCATAAGCAGTGGCTAAGCATCACTTTCAGTACTGGCAGATATCCAAACTAATATTCTCATGTGTTTCTCCTTTGTGGTGTATGTACTTACTTATTATTCAGATCGAGATAAGGGGAGCAATCGTCCTGTTCAGGTGATGGCTCATCTATTAGAGCAATGACCTCGCGCAGCTGAGCGGCCCATTCAGGCTCAGGTAAGCCTTGGGCGATTTCTGCGTCGATAACATCGAGCGCGGCATTGGCCGCATCCCAGAGCCTCTTCACTTTGATTCTTCCTTCACCAGCCACCAGGCGTCTACGATGGCTACCTGGTAACTACGTGGCACTGTCACATTTGACGTTGGAATTGGGATTAATTTCATATTAGTAACCAAGTTGTTTTCTTATTGGTGATAATAAACAAAATATAAAGGCGTCCAATGGACGCCCTGTGATTACGCTTCTTCTGTTTCGGCTGAAGCAGACTCTTTAGCTCGACGTTCGTCGATCGCCTGTAGCGCCGCAATGATCTCCGGAAGGGGCTTATCACGATACATATCGACGATCTGCGATTTGGTGTACTTCTTGTCGCCAATCTCTACGCGGCCGCTGGCATTCTTTGGCAGGTATCCTTCTTCGAGCATGTGCTCAACCAGTGACTCGATAACGTCCAGACCGCGGGTCGGGTCGAAGTAGAATTTCCATGAGCATTTGCCGAATGGCGGTGCCACTTTGTTTTTGATGCACTCGGCGCCAACGTCCTGACCGATCTTATCTTTGCCATCCTTCATGACAGAAGCGCCAAGACGAATACGTACTGAGGCGTAGAACTTCGGAGAATCACCACCAGGGGAGGTGGTTGGATCGCCAAACATCACGCCGATTTTTGTACGAACCTGGTTAAGGAAAATAATGCAGGCATTGTACTTGCGCGCCCAGAGCGCCAGCGTCGGAAAGTTGGCGCTCGTAGCACGAGCCAGGGCCGTATTGTCGTTCATGTTTAGCTGATCTTTATCCTTCGCTGTACCTTCCGCCATTTTGTCGAACTTCTCGGCTTTGGAGTTTGGCACCATTGACGCAAGGGAGTCGGCTACGATGCAAATAGGGGCGTCTGCGGGGATCAGCTCTTCGTCCCGCACCAGTTTCAGGATGGTGCCGATCAGCTCAACCGATTCTTCGAACGTGTCCGGCTGCTTATAGACCCACTGGCCGTCATCCTCATCCGCATTCAGCCCGTTTGCCACCGCCAGACCAACGTCAAAGCTGTTTTCGTGGTCGAGGAATACAGCCAGACCCTCCTGTTTCTGAGCGGAGACCATGGCGGCCGTCGCCAGGAAGGTTTTACCAGCAGCCGGCTTCGCCAGTGGCGAACGTCAGTGCTTTGCTATCAAGAGAGATAAGATAGTGGGCCTGGGCCTCATTGCGTGCCTCTATGGGGGAAGTATCACGCTTCGGTTTTGGGGGCAGAGCAGGGGCGGCGGAGGCCAGCTCGTCTACGATAATAGTGTCGATCTCGTAGCCGAGGATACGCGATTTTGACTTAAGCGCCTGGCGAGCTGCACGTCGCGCCTGTTTACGTTTGTTTCCCATATTGAGTCCTTTCAAGTGAGTAACCGGAAGAACTATACCTAAAATCGACAGAAAAAGTAAGTAAGTAATTACTTATATGCTAAATATCTATCTTTATCCTAGTAGTGCTATACAAAAAGAAAAGAGGTATCTTGCGTATATTCTTCGCGAACTTCTTTTGCTCGTAGGAACCTTCTGGGAAGTCTGTATATGAACATATGGGATTGCAATTAATTATGACACCTCCAGACAAAATTGATACCACAAGTCTACTAACCATACTGGGCGTCATCGCTGCGGTTTGGGCTCTTATAACCCCAAATGCACGTCTTCGCTTGCGATTTTGTCTGGCTTGGTGGGATTGGGCAATTATTGTTACTTCATTTATCCTAAGTAATTACTTAGTGTTCGCACCAACTTTGAAAGCATTGGGTTTATATTTTAGTTTTGGCCCTTGGATGTGGGGATTAGATAGTTCAAGTGCCGTATATCTTATATTACTTACTGTTTCAATTTATCTTTTAGCACGCTTAAAAAATCCAAAACTATCATCTAGCAGGACAAAAATATTTCTCGAATTAGTCGAAAATTTGCACCTAACTAAAAAATATGATGATCTTGCTCAATTGCTTGCGCCGCAATTAGGGAGGCTAATATCAATAATTGATAAACCAGCAAAGCGGAGCTTTCTTAATAAAATTGCCGAAAAACTTCGGTTAACTAACAGTGATACAGCTGCCGAACATTCACGCGAAGCATTAATAAATATTGTTTCCTCACCTGAACTCACAAATTATTTTGCTCTAGCACACCCATCTCTCTGCCTAGAGTTAATCAAGATTGAGCCAACAGTTCGTTCTGATTTTTCTTATAATTTCATCAGAGCATTGCTCAGTTCACCTAATAGTCGTCTATATGTTGAACTTAAGAATAATATTAATATAAGACTAGGGCATCGCTTGTTGATTCCTGAAAGCAACCGTATTTTACACTTTTTCTTCTCTAACGCTGCGTTTGCTGAGAAAACACAGATCTATCGTGATATTGGCGATAATATCTTATGTATCCTCGAGGAGGATGAAAATCTTATTAAATCGCTCAATAAACCATTAGGATTCTATAGCGATATCTCGAAGTATAGATGCCCCATTTACTCTGGGGTGTCTATGTTTCAAATCATGGTTCATGAGGCTATTCATCAGGGGCATCAAGATCATCTGTGGCTTCATTATTATGACCATTTTGCGGCTAAAATATTAAAGAACATGGACAGGCAAACAGATAATTATATTGGTGAGTGGGAGACTCCTTTTCATTATATTTTATGCCGTTTGTTTTATATTTCTACAGACTGGATGGAGCAAAGCATATATATTGATAAGGCAGAAATCCCTCAGCAAAATTTGAATAAAGATCACTTCGATATTCACTACATTCCGAAGCAGGCTTCAAAATTACTGAGTGATATGTTGCAGCAAGTTATACCCAATAACAAATTGAGCTTGTCAACTAGAAGAAATATCTTGGGCTCGGTTGTTTCCTCTTACATTAGATTAAACAGACATGAAGAATTAGAGGATATTAAGCTCTCATTATTAAATTTTGTGACAAAGGGGCATTTAAACTCAGCAAGTCCTAATTACCGCAAAATGCTACTAGATATATATGACTCGCTTGATGATTATCGGTTAAAGAGCGATGCACCGGAGTTTAGAGCAGCAATTGTATCGGCAATTCAACAACGGCCTAACTAAGCAAAAAGGGGCCGAAGCCCCTTTGGATTTTGCGCTGAAAAAGTGTTGCTAAGATGCTAGAAGCTATGGTTAAAGAACGTCTGCCGTAATGTCTATCACAGCGTTGAGCGGTCTGGCCATGGTGACAGGCGGAGTCTTTTCGATAAGAAATCAAACCAAACCGCTCAACGCTGTGTTGGCGGAGGATAATGGAATCGAACCATCATCGCTTTCGCAATGGGACGGTTTTCAAGACCGCTTGGGCGCCATGCCCTCTATCCTCCGTTCGTTGTGACGCCAGATGCTTATCTTCTGGTTGCTTCAACGAGCTGCAATTCATCACAACGGTAAGGGCATTCAGGGAATCAGATCCGTCGCGAACAGCCAAAGAGCGCGCCTTCCTTGCTGTCGTCAAATACCCTTACCGTTGTGGCGATGGTGGGTGGATTCGAACCACCGACCAGCTGATTAACAGTCAACCGCTCTACCACTGAGCTACACCATTTAAGGTTGACACCGTCAGTCTCTGTCGATTTACGGACTTGTGGGGCTGTATCGCCGATTCACCGGTGTCGTTCGCAGCAGTCCTACCGTTTTCTGCCACTTGTGCTTTACGTGTTCACCAAACGCTTACAAGCCAAGACCTTCAAATACTCTCCGAGGGTTGAGGAGAGTTTTCATTCAGATCAAATTAGATGTATGGAATCATTTAATCGTTGTGGCCACGGGGCAGTGACAACAATGGCTATAACCAGAAGGATAATGAATCCGTGACCACAACGTTGAGACCACGGAACGGATTAATGTACTTGGCCCTACATGTCTGCCGGTTCTGCCTCTGTGATGCAAAAACCAGTGGTCTCAACGTTGCGTGCTGGCTCACCTAACCAGCCGGGTTACGTCGCCATTTTTAACCCAAAACTAAACGACATAAGTAACAGAAATGACGTAACAGGATAGACGGTCGGGCCTTTGGGAGCCGGGATGTGTTGGACATAAAACCCAACCGCCCATTCTGTTACCTCATCGGTAAGGGCACTGGTTAACCAGATGCCCTACCTGCGTTTTGCAATCACACTCGCTTAGTGTGTCCCATTTCGGTGACGAGGCTGGAAACTGACCTCGCTGGTGTTTAGCTTTTTAGGCTACTGCCAGGTACTGATTGTCGTTTGCAGTTATCTTTAAACGTTCAAACAGTCGCGTTTCAACGAAAACAAGCCAATCATAGTTGTATCAATTTAATAAGTAAATACTTACCTATTATTTCATACGTCCGTTTGATCATTTTATGATCAGTACTGGCTTCTCATCCTGCGTCCGTTGGATTGTGGCCGTTAAACGTTTGACTCTGATCAATCGCACTTTCTTAGATCTGTAGCAGTCACCTGTTCTACGTTGTTAATACATTTTGTCGTCTATGAACGTATAAGTGATTCACACAATTTTACTTATCCATCCTTCGATAACATCATAGGCCACATAGCTTTTCGCGATAACAGTTGTCGCTATTACAAAGAACCATTTATGCTTTCCCACAAATCTTTTCACCTTTTCATATTTACTCAGTGATCCCTCGTAATACTCAATCAGAGTAATCCACTGCTGAATTTGCTCTTTATAATGATTACAAAGATTTTTATTTATTTGGGCTTGCTGCAACGACCGACTCCTAGACAACCAACCACCAGTAACTGGTGGCTTAATTTCAGGCAGTTCAGTATCAAATTTAGTACGTTGTTGGTTAAGCCGATCAACAACAACACGAAGTTCATCTGCGGTGAGATCATTACGAGCATAAATATCTTTCAGTTGAGCTAGTGTCATATGAAGCACTCTTTTGGTTGATGACATTAATTATACCATCTTCAGATATGCTCTGTAGGAGTCGCCCCGTGGAGCTACAGAAATGTAAGTTACGGGCAAACTTCTTAATCAAGTCATGACAGATGATGAAGCCAAGGGCGACGCCTCCAAAAAAAGACAATACGATGTATGGAATCATGAGTATTCTCCTGCTTCAATCAGTTGCTCAAGCAGCTCTCGCCCCTTATTCGTTAACTGGTAGTTCTCTGCCTTTCCTTCCGGTTCGACATTGGCCACCAGGTTCATCTGTTCGAGCTTGGCTCGTGTCTTGGGTTTCCAGTTAGCGTAGAAACATGACCATTGGCTGATTTCACGCAGGGTTTCCTTCTCTCGCTTACTCAGGACGATCATCGCCAGTCTCCTTTAGCGTGTCAGTAATGTCGATGATGCGGTATACGCGGCCACGTCTTTCCATCAGCCCGCGCTTCACGTAATCGTTGATGCAGCTGAGCATCATTCTTTATCTCCGACACGTTCTTCGGTATCGCGAAGGCATTTGGGCCACTTAAGCCGCGGATGACGCAGACTGCCATCTGGCGTGTACTCGTGAAAATTCACCTTAACAATACGGCCCATGTACTTGTCCTGGTTATGCCAGATCTCATCGAGGTAGCGATGTTTGATTCCAGAAGCGCGAACCTCGGTTCCATCTTCGAGGCGAATAACGATTTTGCCGAGCGTATGAGCAAAGCCGGCATCCGGATCTCCGGGTAGAAAGCCGATAATCTCCCCATCAGCTTCGTTTTCATCTTTTAGTTTCCACCAGCTGCGGGTGCGCTTGAACTCGTATACAGAATCCGGGTCTTTGCCCATCTCTCCTTCTTCGTTATCGTCCAGACGCTTCATAAACCGCTCTACAAAGTCTTCATGGCTGTAGATGATGTAGAAGGGATGCATATGAATGTCAGCCGCGTAATCCTGGCCGCGTGTATTTCTGAACCAGGCCACCAACAGTGAAAGGCGCTGTTTCAGCTTCATACCGTTCTTCTGGTATTCGACTGTTTTAGCCTGTACGCGCCACTCTGGTAGGAAGAAATCGAAGATATGATAGGTTGCGCCAACCGCCTTCACGTTCTTCTTGCGTAGCGCTGAGACTGAATTGTTAAAAGAACCTGCAGTACCTTCACCATCGAAAAAGATGTGTTTGTAGCCGGAGAGCTTGCCCAGCTCCAGCATGGCAGGTTTCAGGTGATCGAGAGATGTAATCGGGTTTCCGGTACGCGACAGAAAGTTAACCTCTTCCTCGTCCACGATCACTTCACAAATAACCCGAAGACCATCCAGTTTGAGGCTGCCTATCATTGGCCATCTGGCTTTTGGATTTGCCTTGAAGGGGTACTTGTCGCCTTTTTCTTTATAGGCGGTGGCCAGCTGCACCTCAAACTTCGGGATCGGGTTGGCGAATACCTTATTGCATAGACTTATGCCGACGCCGGCTTTCGGGTCTTTCAGCAGGAATCGGCGAAATACGTCCTGACCGTCTGCACACATCGAAGCAACCAAAGACTCGACCGCAGTAATGGCTGCGTTCCCCGTAAGCTCCCGGGCAGCCAGTTTCTCCAGCAGCTCTATCGCCTTCTCATCACTGGATACGGACTTGCTAAGTGGATCGGCCACGTTGTATTTCTTCACCCCGAAACGAACAAACGGGTTCAGCATGAGTGACACCATTCTTTGTTCGAAGTCATCCATACTGGCCAACGCCTCTTTCTTGGCGTTCGTTCCCATTGCTTTAATGGCGTCCAGCTTATGTTTAAGCGCGATCAGCTTCTCCATTAGTCGGTCTTCTCCTTTAAGGTTTCTTTGATAAGTTCTGAATAAATCTCGCTGGCATCGGGCAGTCTGCCAGTTTCAGCAACGGTCGAAGATTGGCACTTCCCCTTAATTCCACTGTAGATAGATGCACTGCCTCTCTTCGGCTGCAGAGTTCTTGCTGTTCGGTTTCTTTCCTCCACCTCTTCAATGAGCGCCGGCATATCGACGAAATACAGCGACTCACCTTGCCGGATTTCCTCCACCATCATTTTCAGCGCCTGGCATTTTCCGGCCGAAATGGCGTTCGCACAGGAGGTGAACGATGACGCCGGCAGTCGCTTCTCTTTGAATGCAAGGATCGTGTGCTGACAGACGGTGTAGCTGCAGTACGAGGCATGTCCGTTAAGCTTCACTTCCGGGCAACGCAGCGAGTAGCCGTTGAGTCCAGAGATCGAAGGGATTTTTGATAAGTCAGTTTTGGTAGCCATTTTTCTAAATGATAATCTTGTACTTACTTACTTCTCAGTTTAAATAACTCTGTACGGGGACACAGTACATAGTTACGGCTTACCAGGTGGCCCAGCCGGTCATCTTGTCACTTGCGGCTTCGTATCGATAAGGGGTTAGCAGGTCGTTTGCAGCATGAACGGCGTGAGATTTGGCTTCCTGAATCAGCATAGGCATTTCATTGGCCAAACGACTGATCTTACTTGCGTATTGAGCCAAAACCCCATCACAGATGCGGCCAGCCTCAACGATCACGTTGATTAAATCCAGATCACTACGACACAAGTCACAGATACGCCCATAGTCCAGCTCACGAACACGCGCTATAGCCTTGTTGTAATCTCCAGAGACAATCATTTCCAACAAGCCTGGTGGGGCCACCAGATCTACATGGCGCTTTTCAACATCGGGAGAAGTCATGACGCTGACGAAAGCCTCTCCTACTGTCTCGCATTTGCTTTCTACGGCTCTTAGAGTCACGTCCACGCTCTTCTCAAGCGTTTCTCTGCTTTCCATCTGGTAGCAGTTTGAGAAGATGATTTTGTCGTCATACCAGGCGCCAAAACGCGCGACTGGCCCAATGCCGGTCTCAAGCGACGGGACGATGAAAGCAACCAGAGCTACACGCTTTTGAACAGTACCAGGCATTTCAGGCGTCTTTGCGTACCACACCACCACCGACGTATGTGTCGCCCCTTCTTTGAGAGGAATGCAGGATAGCGCATTCGATATATGCTCTGATGCCGTGTTGAATGAGGCATCGATGATGCTCTCCAGCTCGCCCACGCCAAGCTCTACGCCTGACTTCTTGATCATCTCCAAAACTGCCTGTTCGATATCTTCTTTCATGTGATGTCCTCCACAACCAGAAATAAAATTATTACATGAAAATATGTAAGCAGCTACTTATCAAAAGACAGCGAAGAGGGACGTAATGGCAACAACCCAACACAGAAGTGCATAGGTCACAAGAGCGTATAGCTCGGAGCGAAGCTATCTATCAAGACTTAACCTTACTAATGCTGTTCGTACTCTGCTAACATCTTAAAGCGCACAGCAATGTGTCAGGGTATTGACCACCCTGATTGATAACAAACGCCATAAAATTAGAATGCGTTTTGCATAGAAGAGGAAGGTATGACTTTGTGGACTGACTCATATCAAAGTTCAATTGACTCAATCAGTAATTATATAAAAAATAATTTCACGCCTTATAATGATATTCCTGATAATTTATTTCTACTAGATGATTCGGTTTTGGCCGATTGTATAATCGTAGTCGCATGGCGTTACTTTAGCAATCTATACAACAATCGTCGAGACTCGCTCAACAAATATACATTATATAATCAAAGAATTTCAAATCAAGGCAACACGCCTAGCTTACAAGAATTAATGGATGATAAATTTCGGTTTCTTAATATAATATTAAGAATTATATTTGAATATAACTTTTGGGCCTCTGACGATTTTGGCCCGCCAATGTTTTTACGACCCGAGATTTTAGAAAAATTAGACAAGCTTAAACCAGCATCGGAGTCCCCAGTGAATTTCATTTGGATCGAGCGTTCTATGCCTGCGGCTTTGACAAAGGATTTATTATTATCAGAAGAATTCTCATCTTTAAGAATGATTGCAGGAAGTGTAGGTCTTTTTGAAGAAAAAATCACAACAGAGATAAAGAGAGGGTTCAGTGATGTAAACAAAGAGGCTGATGCCCTTAAAAACAATATTGAAGGCCTTATAAAATCTGCTGGCGCTACAGTACAGTCTCTCGCAGAATAT